CACCGCGGATTCAATGGTTTCAACACTAGAGTATTCCATTTAGCCACCAGCCAACACAGCCTTCTCTCACTATCCATCCGTTGTGGATCTGTCAATGTGGGGCGGGCGTCCACGCCTGCGGCGGGTCTCCAGACCCGCCGGCGAGCCAAGCTTTCTTGTGCGGCAGGTTGACAACCTGCGGCCGATTGTTAATCGGCCCTCGCATTCGCCTCAACGCTAGCCGAACGCCACCACGATCTCGTTGTCCGTAGTCCCCTGCGCCTTCGATTCTTGGAATTTCCACTGTAGCCTGTTATCGCTATCGTCGAACTCAGGCACCACCGGTACCACGCTCATCATGTAAACGCCCACAACTTGGCCGGCCTGCTGGCCGAGTTGAAACATCACGCTTACCGGCGACTGCTGCCGCGCCGCCTGGTACAGTCCCTGCGTCGCGGCATCGTCCAGTTCATACAAGCTGAAAGCTGCCGTTACGGACCGCGGCCCCGGCGCAATAGCCCGCGGCAGGTTGGTCCCGAATTCTTTCGACCGCAGATCCAGGCCGTTGTCTAATTGGAATGTCCCGCTCGTAATCGTATAGAACTGGCCGGGCGTACTGCCCAGCCACGCCTCACCCATGTTACCCGGCACGATCGAGTAGTCGAAGGCGCCAATAACCGGCTCCACGGGGAAGCTGCTCAGTTGTCCCATTCCTGCCGCGAAACTGGAACTGTCGATCAGGTCCTGCGCCATTCCCTCGAACTCAAACTGGTGAAAGTCCCCATTCACCGTTACGGTCATCCGGTTTACGGCCGCTCCGCAGAGAATCCGCTGGAGCGCGGTGCTGGGGTCCCAATAATCGAAAATACTGGCGCTCGGCAGTTCGGTCGCTGGAAAATACGAAATGCTAGGCGCAATCTCGGTTCCCGCGGCCGGACCGTTGGAGAACGGGGCGTTCACCTGCACGGCCGTCGCACTCACAATTGCCGTGACAAACCGGATTTCTCCGTTACAGGACACGCCCTGCCCCGCCACCAGCCCATGTGGCGCCGCAAAGACCAGTGACGTGCCGCTGGAACCCGCCGCGGCTGCCCCTCCCGCGTACATCGCCGGAGAGGCGCCCATACTGGCCTGAAACAGTGGTCCATAAGATGGACCGGAACTCTGTCCCCCCCAGCTTGTCATGTAAGTTGTCACGTCGAAACTGGTCGTGCGCCGCAGCCCCGCGGGTATTCCGACGAACGTGCGGCTGCCTGTCTTGTCGCGCCGGTCGGCCTTTTCCAACTGATTCTTGGCCGTGAGCTTTACAGCCGGGAAGCGGTTCTGCGCGGTGATCTCCGGCGTCTCTCCGTACCTGCTTTCCAGTTCCGCGTAAAAGCGGTTGGCATTGGATGAAATATACGAAGCCATAGCTTTAGTCGCTCACCCCAACCTCGAAACTGACCTTTCCTACCTGGATAAAGTTTTGCCCGCCATGCTTCACGGGCCCTAAGGCCGCTTCATAGCACCCGGCGTAGTACATACCTTCTCCCCAGTCGCCCCGGTTCTGGTCTAGAACCTGCGTCGTGGCATCGACATACAGTTGGAGTTGATTCTCGATCCCGTCCAGCCTGTCTTGCGAGACGCGCACCTCGATCGTCATGACGGCCTTGCCGGAGAAGTTCCGGAATTTTTCTTTGAGCTGGTTCACGATCTTCTCGCAGTACACGCTAACCGCCGGATACTGTACGTGGGTGCTGCGCTCGGCCAGTTCGACCGGTACGTTCTGCGCCAAGATCTGACTCTGTCCGATTGGCCGTGGAGTTGCGCTCTCGGCCAGAGCTAGCGTCGATACGCAGGCGTTTAGTCCCTGCGGTGCGGTCAGTAGCGTGACTACTTGCGCCGTCACCGTGCTGCCTACCCATCCCATGTTCTACCCCCTCTGAATAACTCGCGGCAATGCGCGAAGATAGTCGGGCGCCTGTCCGCTCCCCGGCCCTTGTCCCAGGGTGGTTACTGGCCCTGCCTGGACCCAGACTTGATCCAATGCCAGCGCCGGCGTATTCTGTAGCGCCATCGCCGCAGGCGACAGCCCTACGTACACATTCCAGGCCGTTGCGTTGGCCGGTTGATTGACCGGCTGCGCCACCAGTGCATTCCCTGCCGCCACGGTAAGGACGCTCGGATTACTGGCCTGCCCCTCTTCGCCCTCCGCGTTCAGCCACGACACGCTCGCGCAGTACGTCGTTGCGGGTTGACCAGCGGCAATGGACGTGAGTTGCGGCGGAGCTGCCTGCGGGATCGGGTCGGCCGCGATGCCAAGCCCGGTCTGCATGAGCTTGTCCATGGCCCACTTCGCCAGTTGCTGATACTGGTCCCGCTTGCCCTTGTAGCGGTCGTTCAGTTGATTGAAGTAGGCATCCTGATATACCAGCGTCAGGGTTTGGAATACGTGCCAAAGCTGCAGCGGCGGCGTGACCACGATGTTGTTCAACTGTGGCTCCGGTTGCAGCCAGAACTGCCAGTCGTAGGTGTTGCTGCGCTGCAGAAGGGTTGTCAGTTCGATTCCGAGTCCTTGTTGTGCCAGCGTTAGCTTTTGGCTAAGGTCGATGTTCTCCGTCTGCGCTGTCGCCAGGACGGAAGAGTCCTGGGCCGTGAGATCCTGGATCGTCGATATTCCGTCCGTGAATAGCGCCATCGTCCCGGCCGCCTACTCTTTGCCCGCCGGTGCGACGCCCTTGAGCTTGCGTAGCTCAGTGGGCGAAATGACGGTGAACTGCATCCGCGACGCCGCCGCCAGCTGATCGGCTTGCCGCTTCGCCTCCGCCTTCTTCTCTTGGAACTCGCGCGCTTCCTCAGCCGTCGCCAGCCGCGCGCCGCCCTCCACGATCATCCTCGCCGCGATGCGCCGCGGAACCTCGGTGCGTACTCCCTGCCGTCCTCCATCGGGCGTCTCGAGGCTGACCAACACCACCGAAGGATCTTTTAGGCTCTCTTCCATCGCTCGAATCTTCTTGAAATATACTTGTAAGTCCATGGTCGTCTCTTGTGGGGTCGGGCGCGCCGACCCCCCTTTCTTGTTGTTGGCCTGAGTCCATCCTCGCGTGGGCGCCAGCTACGTATTCACTTGAACGCCAAAGTTGTTGCGGATCACCGCACAACCGTATAGCACGTCCACCGTGAACTGCTGAGCCAACGTATTCGGCTGGTAGCTCATCACTACCCGCATCCCGAAGTTCCCCATCTCCGCGTAGTGCGCCACCGCGCCCGTGCCGTACAGCGGCTGCGGCAGTCTCCGGATCACCAGGCCAATCGCCGGCTTGGTGAAAGCCAGGTTGTGGGTCGTCATGGGCGAACTGCCGGTGTACGCCACGAACTGCGACCGCATCACGAAAAAGTCCTTGATCTTTCCCACCGCGCCGTCGATCAGAGCCCGTAGCCCCGCCTCGCCGGCTGTCTGGAATTCGCTGAAGCGTTCGATCTGCCGCAATGCGGAGTATGTCGCGGCATCCACCACCAGGAACTTCGGCTCGGATGGCGGAACCTTCGCCGTGAATAGTGAGCTCTCTGCCTGATCGATCACCGCTTCCACCAGCGGCGTCCCCGGCGTCCCCACCGGTGTGTTCGCCGTAAACCCGGCAAACAAGTTCAGCAGGCTTGTCTCAATGCTCTCGGCTATCGCCACCACCGCCGGTTGCATGTAGACCTGCAGTAAGTCCGGAACCGCCAATACCTTGGTCACATCCGGAATCTGGAAAGTCGCTTCGGCGTGTGTGTTCAGTACAATCTGCGCATTTCCCAGGTTCGGGTTCTGCGGTTGAACTTGTCCACCTTCGGCTATGTTGTTGGCTACCAGCACCGGGGGAATCGGAATGTTCACCGTGTCCCCGGCCTGCGCCAAAACTGGTTCGTAATCGCGGTTGACCAGGTTACCCATGACTAGGTTCCCGACCAAGGCGGGCAGAGCGTCTGCCGCCACCAGCTTCACAATCGCGCTGGCCACATTAGCTGATGTAATTATCGCCATTCATTCTCCTCAGTTGAGCAGGCTCCTCTGCCTGTCCTTTGAATTCAGGCATTCCTGCCTGTCGTGCCTAGATGCCGCGCAGGTTCTGCGAAGCAACGCGCAGAATCTCCTTCCGCACCTTTTCCATCTGTTCGGAACTCATCCCCGGCCGGATGCCCTCGATGTCCACGCTTTCGGTACTCTCCCGCGGTGCCTTGTGCGCTCCGGTGATCCCCGATCCGCCGGGTATCCTCGCCGGCAGAAACTCCGGATTCTCGCTTACGAAGTTGCTCAGATATTCTTTGAGCGGCACTTCGCCTTCGTCGCTGCGCGCCAGCAGCCGGCCGTCCTCCGCGCGGAATACACCGTCATGCACCGCGCGGTATGCCAGGTCCACCTTCGCAACCCCCAGCCGCTGCAGCTCCGCCCGGATGGCCGAACCTCTTTCCGCCTGCTCTGCCGCCTGCCGGCTGCGCTTGCTTTCTTCCTCCACTTCGTTCAGCCGCCGTTCCAGTTGTTCGCGGCGTTTGCGTTCCTCCACCAACTCGGTCTTGTAGGCCGGCTCGCTCTTGGCCTGTTGCTCTTGGAGAAACTCCTGAACTGCTTGTTTCACGATCGCTTGTACGTCTGTGTCTTCCATAACCGCCTCTTTTCCCAAGCCGCGCTCTAATAGAAGTTCAGCTCTGTGCCTCGATCTCCTGCGCAATCTGAGTCTTAATCTCCTGCCGCACGTCCGATAAAAACTTGAACGCCAGTTTCTTGAATACCTGTTTCTTCAGCGTCTCGGATTCGATTCCTAAAGTGAGCAGCTTTCGCGCGTCGTCTAACTCATTGCTGAAATCCGCGATGTCGAACTCATCCAGGCCTGAAACGTCGATTGAAATGTTGTCCTGGCGTGCCGCCGCGATGGCCCGAAGGACTTGCTTCATCGTTTCCTTTACCGCGTCGCCGTACGCCCGCAGCACCTCTTGCGTGATGCTGAAATCCCTCTGCTTGCTCGCTCCCGACTGGTGCTGGCTCGATGAGTCCGGCCCGGCTGCGTGCGAAATCAGATAGCACACCCGGTAAATCTCGTCTTTGAGCTGAATCAAATTGTCTGCGGCTATTTGGTAAACCTTGCCTTCCGGTTCGGTCCATCCGAATCGGTCTCCCGGAGCCAGTTGGATAAAATAGGAGTCGCCCACGATCTGGTTCCATTCCCGTTCCGAGTAGATTACCGGAGAGGCGAATAAACCCATCGTCAGCGCCCAGGACAGCGCGTTCGACTTGTTGAAGTGCTCCAGTTGCAACAGGGCCGCCTTGTTCATTAGCCAGAGTCCTTCGGTCACCCGCAACGGGAAAATAGGCACCCGGTTCTGGCTGGCCAATCCGTGCAGCCCTTCATCCACCAGCCGCACTTCTTTGTCCTTCAGTTGCTGATAAACCTGGTAATTGTGCCGGTCGTAGTAGATCCAGCGGGTTTCGCGAGTCCAGTCGCTTTCCGTAACCTGTGACTTGCGCAGCGACGACGTCCGGATCACCGCCCAGTCCAGCCCTCCGCGGTCGTCGTAGCTCCAGTTGATGAGTTCCTCGGGAGAGTAATCCACCAGATAAGCCCGCGAGCGCCCCGCGGCGTCCTCTTCCGCGCGGTTGCTGATTGAAACCGACGATCGCGG